TTATTTTTTAGGGCAGCTCTTATCCCCTTTATATTGCCGTTTTGAGCGAGTATGTGCAGTTCTCCCATACTCTATTGATTACACTCAAGAATCTTCGCAATAAGCTAAGTTTTCTTCTATTTCTTCCTTGAATCGTGCGGATCTAAGCTCTTTTAAATACAAATGAAACTTCATCTATTATGCTCTTTCGTATAATATTACAGAATTATATTTTAATTCAGAACCTCTGGTGTTGCTAAATCCCAATTTTTTTAAAATATTATCATAATGCTCTAATGGTCCCATAGTTGGGGCAATATTTCTGGGGTGATACTCAATTGCTATTTTTCTAACATTATTAAAAGAAGAGTTTTCTATTAATGGGTACTCTTCCCCCTCTATGTCTAATTTTAAGAAATCTATATGGTCAATATTAAAAATTTTTACAAAGTCGTCTATAGAAATTCCCGGCACAGAAGCCCACAAGGGGACTGCTCCTGCATAGCGACTTTCACCTAAATTAATCTGAGAATTTTCATCTGCATTAATTTCGAATGGAATTTCTAGATTAGACTTCGAAGATATTGCGTACGGAAAAATAGTTGCCTTTTTAAATTCTCTTATATTTAAATTTAAGTATTCTAAGTTTTCAGGGTTTGGCTCAAACGAGTAAACTCGAGAACATTTCTGGGTTAAAGCGTAACGAGAAAAAACACCTATATGTGCACCAGCATCTACGACGATATCCCCTTCCTCGATCATCCCTTTATAGAACTCTCTATAAAATATATCTCCATGAGTATAAGCCCACGTATGATACGACAAAGGCCAACAATTAAATTTAAAATTATCTACTGGAGAAGCATTACCGTTAACAATATACTTTTCATTATAAAATTCTTTTCGAGAATTGTCGTCATCGACACTTAAATCGTAAATAGAAAGCTCAAAGCCTCTAAAACGATCAAAGGTGTCAGGGGGTTCTCCGTCTGCTTTTAGGAAGATAAATCCTTCGGGAACTTGTCCTCTTTTAAGACCGTATTTTTTTGATGTGAAACTTGAGAATACCGTACCGCAATCCATGTCTCTTAAAGAGATTCCGTATGCATTTGGGAAGTTGTACTTATCTGCGTCTAGTTTAACCCAGAAAGTAGAGTCTATCCAATTAGTTGAGACCATACTTATTATAAGGTTTAATGCGCCTTTATTCTATAATAATATAAGAATCTCCTTGGATGTCAAGACTTTTTTATTCATCTTTTATGCAGTTTATTAGAACAAGTAGAAATAACAATATAGATATTACCCAAAGTCCTGTCATATGCTTATTTGGCTGCGCTGTTTTTTAATTTTAATTTTGCTAAGCGCTTCTTCTCTTCCCATTCGTATTTGGATCGGGTAATTTCAGCTCCCCAAGTTTTACTATCAAATTTTATGTTTTCTCTTTGTAGCGCAATAAACCATGCTAGCTTACTACCTTTGGGAGATAGCCAAATACCGGGTTCATCATCTTCTTTATATCCTCTTTTTTTGAGTTCTTTTGAAGCTTCTTGTCTGGTTAGCATACTATCTCCTATCTCGTGGATTACTTGGGGGCTCCGGCACTCCTTTACTTATAGGCCTAGATGGTGGTGGAGTACGGGTAGGGGTGACGACCTTACGAGTAGGACTACTACTCCTATTGCTATGGCGATAATGGTTGTGGTGATCATAATGGTGATCATGATGTATGTAGAACGATGTTCCGAAAGGACGAGGTTGGTAGTACTCTCTGACGTATACTGTGTCGGGCGAATAGCAGCCAGAGCAAGTAGCAAGAACCACCATAAACAGTACTATAAGCAGCATGAAATAAAAATCATAGCCCGGAAAGCCTTTTAAATTTAAAGGCCGAATTAATTTTTTCTTTTTCTTACCAGCCATTTGAACCCCCTTACAATAAGGTCAGAAAGTAGGAAGGGCGATATAGCTATCCATCCTATCGCTAAAAAAATTTTCTCTCCTATTGGATATTTCATTCTATTAGTATTCCTGTTTATTAATTTATTAATACTTTTTAAAGATTCTTTGTCCGCACTCCATCTTTCGTCTTTCCATGAGATAACCGTTATCTTCATTTACCTTGTTCCTCCTGTCTCTTTTTTCTGGGGATACCCCACATCAGGAAGGAAGGGGTGAGGTGGATTATGAAGCTCTTCTTGTTGTACGGATTTAATTCTAAGGGTATCAACATGAGCCTCCATAACTTCCATATCTTTTTCGATAAACCTTAAACGCATATTCTGTTCAGCATCATCAGGTAAAGCACCGAGTTGCCCCAAGGGCCACTTAACCCGAAAATCTGAATTCATTGTGACGCTGTCTTTCATTCTCATTACGTCAATTTCTAATTGAGAGATTTTAGACGTTAGTCCAAAATACCCCCAGACCGCCATTGAAGCTAGGATTATAATTTGCATTAGCCACTTAATATTAATGCCCAAGCTTGTTTGGTCGTTTAATTTAGGATGTTCCATAGTATATCTAGTTACACCTTAAAAAAGGGAGCGGGCGGCGTGAAGAGACAGCTTTCCGTTTTCTTATAAGTAATTATAAGAATAAGCTATCTGTCGAAACGAGTCAGCAGGTATTAAGCCCCGGACCCAGCAGAGCCATCGGATCCACCACTACCAGACGACGTTGGGTCTGAAGTTACAGGTGGGGCTGGATCTGGAGTCGGGGTTGGAGTCGGAGCACCAGTTGACCCGCCAGAGCCATCACTACCAGACGACGTTGGGTCTGAAGTTACAGGTGGGGCTGGATCGGGAGTCGGAGCGCCAGTTGACCCGCCAGAGCCATCAGAACCACCAGAACCATCACTACCAGACGACGTTGGGTCTGAAGTCACAGGTGGGGTTGGAACGCCAGAGCTTCCAGAGCTCCCACTAGAAGAAACACCAGAGTCACCAGCGGATCCAGCAGATCCGTCGCTACCGTTAGAACTGTATGAATAGTCAGTTGTCATTTTTGCTTTTACTTTCTTGAATTGCCTAGGATTACCTTGGAAACCACACTTGGGGCATTCTCTAACAGTGGAAACCCTTTTGCCGAATAGTCTTCTAAACATATTAAACATAGCCTTTCCTCTTTATACCATTTTTTTTAGAGAAAACAAAACTAATTAATATAACTATCAAATGGCTAAAAAGGTTATTATTACATGGAGCGCTTCTCATGAAGCCGTAGTTGGTCTGACATTTGATGAGGATGTCGATATCAAACAGTTCGAAAACAGCTTAAATGACAATACAGAAGCTACGGATCCTGACGGTGCTTTAGCAAAAATAGATCAAATGACCAGAGATAATAAGGTAGATTTCCAAAATATGGCAAACGTACGTCTTAAAGATTTTAAAGTAAGAGAACTTTAAGTATCGCTTGTCTTTCTGGTTCTTTTTTGGTGGTCAGAAATTTTATCTAACTTATTTTCTAACTTATCAAATCTATCATGTATAATATCGATAGCATGTGATAAATCGCCTTTTGTAACGTAATTCTTAGGCAATTCTATTGCCATCTCAGTTATACTTTTTGTCATTTCGTCATGCTTATCCCATAGGTCGTCTATGCTGTGGTAGGCCCTCTTAACTATTAAGCCGACAAGGAAGCCCCCTACGGCAAGTATTGCTTCTATAATATAATGAATTTCCATCTTAACGTCTGAGTTTAGTTAATACACATTTTTTTTATTTGCCATCAGGTAATTTTGGGAGCTCCTTCATCTTTTCTCTTATGGCTTTTTGATCTTCGTAGCCTTCCTCTCCACCTTTGTACAAATAATGAAAGCCTCCATTCAATGGGAGCTTCTTTTCTATAACTAACAATTTTAATCTATCATTTGGGACTATCATTTTAGTTCCGCGGTCTGTCATGTAGAAAATTGTTTTTAAAAATCCTACCCTTACTATTCTAGCCTGTCGTCCACTTATGTATAAAACATCATCGTTACAAAAGTCTTTTCCAACACATACCAATAGTCCCTCCGCGGCCTTATGTATGGCGTCTTTGAAAAGGATGCCTAGAAAGGCTAAAAGAACCAACCAGCCGTACGAGCCTATTAATTGCTCTGCGGCTTGCTGTATTTCGGGGTCATTGTGGGCTACACCAAGGATCTCCATGCTTAAGTAATAAATAATTACACTTCTAATTAAGAAAAAGGTGTATATATATATTAATATGGAAGATCAAATCGCAAATGCCGGTCAGAATTTTATCGGCGAGCACGGTTGGTTACTTATCGCGGGAGCGGTGGGTTTAATTTTCAAAGAGACTATAACTAGCTTCGCAGCTGCAATATCCATGTCTCTTTTCGGAGGAATAAAAACTGATGACGTCTACAGTATGGGAGGAAGAGCCTGTAGGGTAGTAAGAGTTGGAGTAAGATCCACAACTTTCTATTTTGCAGACGCTAAAACCAGAGTAGATATACCAAATGAAGACATCAAGGGTTTAAGACTCGAAAAGAAGATAGCACCAATGGAAGACGAGAAAGCGTAAACTAGTTATACATCATGCCTAAAGTTAGACTTGACCAGTTGGCCAATTCTCTAGATGAATTGGAAAATCCCCAAGGAAGAGCTCTCCAAAGAGAGCCTATGCGACCTCGGGAAAGATTTCATATAGAAGATTTTAAATGGACAAAAAAACAGAAAGATTTTATTAGAATAGCCCTAAGTAAGGAGTCTAAAATTCTTTTCGGTAAAGGTCCGGCGGGATCTTCTAAAACCCTCCTTAGTGTTTATTGCGCGCTGCACTTACTCAGCGAAGGAAAGGTTTCCGAGATAGTTTATATTAGGTCTGCGGTAGAAAGCTCTGATTCTAGAATGGGTTTTTTACCGGGAGACGCGGACCAAAAGCTTCATTTTTACAATCTTCCCTTTCTTCATAAAATGGAAGAGCTGGTTTGCCCTAACGTAATAAAGAAACTACAAAAAGATGAAAGAGTATCTACTTACCCTGTCAATTTTTGTCGAGGTATGAGTTGGAATTCTAAGTGCCTAATATTCGATGAATGCCAGAATAGCACCATTAAGGAGATTGTAACGGTGTTAACTAGATTAGGTATGGGCTCTAAATGCTTCGTCTTAGCTGACCCAGCTCAGACAGACTTAAAAAATGGGCATAGAGGAGGATTCGAAAGAATAGAGAATTTATTCACAGATAAAGAAAGCGCGAAATTTGGAATAAACACTTTCGAATTCACGGAAGAAGATGTAGTAAGATCAGAGTTAGTCAGATTTTTAGTAACTAAATTCAAAGACCTAACTACTATTTCTTAATATGACCGCTCCACTCTGCCGATGGCTCTGTGGTTACTGTCTGTCTCCAGCCGTCTTTATGTAGAATATTAGTGACTGTGCCGCAGAATCTCCTAACTTCCTTTTCTGGGATGTCCCAGAAAAACGCATGCATTATTTCTTCTATCATAACCGCCATCTCTCTCTTGGGTGTTAAATCTGGTGATATATGAATCTTAGGTCCACGGTAGTCAGGGGGGTCACATAGCCCGTCAGCATTGTAGCTGTAGTGGGGCTTCTTCTTTAGGATCTTGTATTTTTTTCCATCGTTATTTGTAAAAGTGTAATTTGCCATAACATTTATTGTGTAAAATAGTGCCTAGTTGTAATAACTACTTGCTTAGTTATAAAAAATATGTCTAAGTTCAACAAAGTTACTTATTGTAAAAATTGCGGCCAATCTAACTCTTGGGCGTTGGAAGCTAAAAAAGGTCTACTGCAAAAACCAACTTTCTGCAGTTCCTGCGGCACGAATCTGTTAACAGGGAAAAAGCCTGCTAAACGACAGCCAGATGTTATTGAAGTAGAGGAAGATGAGGATGTCCACATATCCACGGATATATCTCCCCTAGAACTAGACCTAAATGCATGCTATTTTCCCACAAGAGATTCCCAGTCGCTAGGTAGCTTAATGAAACCTGTCCCAGAACAGAAAAATGAAGATGCCTAGACCAGATGCCTAAGAAAGCTGCAAAAAACAAAACAGTAAGTTTTGAAGATTGTTCGGATGTAATTAGTCAAGAGATAGCCAAGAGAAGAAGTAAATGGACCCTTACTTCTATAGCTTGGATGGATTACGACGATATATCTCAAATTCTAAAGATTCATATTTTTAAAAAGTGGCATCTTTATGACCCAAGCAAACCCCTTGCCCCTTGGTTAAATAGAATTATATCTAATCAACTTAAAAATTTAATTAGAAATAATTATAGTAATTATTGTAAACCCTGCCTTAAGTGTGCGGCTGCGGAGCCTGACTCTGCATGCTCCATATATGGAACCCAAGACAATAGGTGTCCTCTTTATAGATCTTGGCTTCTGAAAAAGAAATCTGCCTATGATGTCAAAATGGCATTACCTCTGGAGAACCATAAAGAGCAAATAAACGAAGTTGAGGTCTCTTCTGCCGATATAGAGTTAGGTATACGAAAACTAAATCAAAAATTAAAAGAAGTTTTAAAGCCTAATGAATGGGTGGTTTACGAAGGGTATTATATAAACAACAAAACAGAACAAGAGATAGCGGAGGTATTAAATTTTAAAACAACGGAGAAGAACAGGACTCCCGGATACAAACAAATTAAAAATATACAAAAATCTATTATAACAAAAGCCAGAAAGATTTTAAGTAAGGATGGGTTAGATTGGATATGATTGATATACCAAAACCAGAAGTACTAACTAACGAGCAAAAGTTTGCGCTTACTTCTGTAAGGGATAGCTTCCTTGCTGAGCAGGACGTAGATATATCTTTAATGCATCTAATACAAGACGTTGCTGGTTTCAAAGGGAAAGACGGAAGAAGCAAAGAAGGCAGAGCCGTGAAGGCGTACTTAAGTGAAATAGACTTCAATGCGATACCTGCTAGTGAGTACCAAAAAGTAGAGAAGCCTGAGTTATCAGAAGAACAAAAAGAGTTTATTGGAAATAATAGAGGCACAATGAAATATGTTGAGATGTCTCGTATACTATTTAGCAATGACCAGTTGACTAGCCTAAGCGCCGAAACCAGAATGGTCACGGATTACTGCAAGAGCCTAGATGGAGAGGGCTTCGAAGAGTCCGAAGAGGAGGAGATGCTCGAGTATAAGCCACCTAAGCATCCAGATAGAGTGTTAAGTAGAATTAACAAGTTTATTCTAGACAGCGGTATAGATAAGGATAAAATAAACCCTAGGCAAAAAAAGAACATAGATAAGCTAATGGGCTATCTTCATACTTTTCGGTTTGTCCATCAAATGAGCAATTACGACACCCAGACAAACAGAGATCTTTTCGAGTCTTCATTTGTTAGATACACGCATGACAAGTCAGACTTGACTCAAGAAGAGGTCGATCAGTACATCGTGCTTTCTGGCGAAGTAGTGATAGCATCTAATATACAAAGAAGGGTAGGAAGACTTCAGAGACTTCTGGACGATACCGCTTCTGACAATGAAGGAAGAAGGATTTCTATGAGTTTGGTTGAGGCTATAAGTACAGCTCAAAACGAATATAACTCATGCGTCAACAGGCAGCATAAACTCCTAAGCGACCTAAAGCAGAAAAGGAGCGATAGGTTGAGCAAGCAGGTTCACGAAAATGCAAGTATTTTAAATTTAGTTGAGACTTGGAAAGAAGAAGAAGGAAGAAAAGAGCTAATCAGGGTAGCGGAACTAAGAAAGAAAGTAATAAAAGAGGAGATCAATAATTTATCAACCATGGACGATGTCAAAGCTAGAATATTTGGCCTATCAGATGAGGAGGCTCTAAATGGATAAACCCCTAAGTGAATGTATTAAGATGGAGTTTACCTGCAAGGTAGATGGAGAAAAGTTCGATACAGAGAAGCAGCTTCATATGCATCTCCGTAAACATAAAATGCGTATGGCGGAATATTATCAGAAGTATTACCCCCGTAGAGATTTGCTGACAGGAGACTTTATTAAATTTAAAAATAAGAGTCACTATTTTTCTAATCATTTTAATTCTAGAGTAAATATGCGCAAATGGTTGGAGTCTGCCCCCAAGAAAGAGGCGGGAGAGTTTTGTGTTAAGATTCTGAAAGAAAGAATACAGAGAAGGCGGATAAAGTATTCGCCAACTCAAGTAGAAATGAGGACGTCAATGATGCCTCCTATATTTTATTACGAAAAGTTATTTGGTAATTTTTATAACTTATGCTCGACTATAGGACTTAATCCTAGATTCTCTAAGGTGCCCAATGAAGAGATAAAAGAGAGCATAGAAGAAGGTTACGAAATAATAGTTGACACCAGAGAGCAGAAACCCCTTAATATAAATTACGAGACAAGAAGAGAGGGACTGAAGTTTGCCGATTATTGGCTAGACAAAGAAGATAATAAATGCTACGTTGAGAGAAAAGAAACGAAAGATTTTATAGGTACCTTCACAGGAGGATGCGAGAGATTCTCGAGAGAATTAGAGAGAGCCAAGGAGCAAGAAGCTTACGTTGTGGTTGTGGTCGAAAATTCTTTGGACAATATGATGAAATTCAACTACCTCAAATACATAACAAAAAAAATTCAAGTTACCCCAGAGTTTGTAATGAGAAACGTAAGAGACATAATCCAAAAGCACGATAACGTTCAGTTCCTGTTTGCCAAAGGAAGAACTGAGGCAACTAGGCTTACAAGGAAGTTGTTTTTCTCTGGCACTAACTATAGGGATGTGGACCTCCAGTTAGCTTATGACTTAAAACTTTTATGAACAAATGTGGTCGAGTCCAGAAAAATACGAAGTAGAAGTTGAAGATGTAAACGCTAGGCTAGCCAAGCTTGAAGGTTTCCTTGAGGGAAAAAAAGCTAGAACCACTTTAGCTCAATTTCTGAGAAATAATCTATACTTCACAACATACCTCTTAACCGGCATTAAGCTGGCTCCATACCAAGAGATAACATTACGAGGAATGTTTAATCGTAACTTTAGTATGTGTGTTTGGGGTCGTGGTTGCGGGAAGTCTTTTATAGCTTCTATATACTGTTTTCTTCAGTGTATTTTCGAGCCCAACACTAAAATCTTAATTGCTGGGCCAACTTTTCGTACTGCTCGTTTTATTTTCAACAATATAGAAAAAATAGTTGAAACAAAAGAGGCGGCGCTGCTTGCTCAAGCTTTTGGAGCGAAGACCAAAAGAAACGATCAATACGAATGGAAGATAAATGGTGGAACTATAACCGCCATTCCCCTAAGTGGTGAAAAAATTCGTGGCTTTCGTGCCAACGTACTTGTACTTGACGAGTACCTTCTACTACCCGAGGATATTATTAAAAACGTCTTAATGCCGTTCTTGGTTGCTCCTCAGGACATGACAAGAAGAATGCAAATAAGAGAGGTGGAGGACGACCTAATAAAGCAGGGAGCATTAAAAGAAGAAGACAGGACTAAGTTCGAAAACACCTCCAAGATGATAGCTCTTTCCTCCGCTAGCTATACTTTTGAAAACCTTTATAAAACGTACCAAGAATGGATAAACAAGATACAGAACAAAGAGGAAGAGTGGGACGCTAAATATTTTGTATCCCAGTTGGGCTATCAGGGCATACCTGAAGAAATGATAGACAGTACTATCATCGACGAAGCCTCAGAGGGCGGTTCGTCTCATTATTCTTTTCAGCGAGAGTACTGTGCTCAGTTTACGGATGGGAGCGATAGCTATTTTAGTGCAAAGAAAATGGATCTATGTACCCTAAAAGGAGACGAGGAACCGAGCACTCTAATGGTAGGAAGAGGGGGGAAAAGGTATGTTTTGGGAATAGACCCTAATATGAGTGATAGTCCTTCTGCTGACTATTTCGCTATGGCCGTGATGGAGATAGACGATAGTACTGGCCAAGGAACCTTGGTGCATAGTTATGCAGGTCTAGGGAGTTTAAATAAACATGTAAAATATTTAGCTTATTTACTTCAAGCTTTCAATATCGTTTTTATATGTCTTGATAATGCTGGATCTGATACTTTTTTAGATAGCTGTAATGAGTCTCAATTTTTTAAAGACGCTCGCGTAAATTTAAAAATGATCCCTTTGAATGCTGATGCAGAAGGGGAAGATTATGAAAAGTCCTTAAAACAGGCAAAGATAAAATATAATTTAGAGAATAATCAAATTTGTTTTAATCAAGTTTTTACAACTACTTTTATTCGTAGAGCTAATGAGCATCTTCAAGCTTGCATAGATTATAAAAAGATTTGGTTCGCTTCTAGGACTGCGTCCAACGAGGTGTTTTTCAACAGAACTAGTTCTATAAGATTGCCATATCCCAGAAAGCTTCTTTTCATTGAAGACCGAAAATCTTGGTCTATGCTTGATTTTATTGAACATCAGGACGATATGATCCATCAAACTAAGAAACAGTGTAGTTTAGTGGAGCACAAGGCTACAGCACGAGGAGCTCAGAATTTTGACCTACCTCAGCACCTTAAGAGGTCCACATCTCCCAATAAAGCTAGAAAAGATAATTATTCCGCATTAATGTTGGCAAATTGGGGGCTTAAGCTCTATAACGACATAAATAAGGTCGAAATTAATACTAATAAGGAAACTTTCGAGCCTATCATGCTTTTTTAAGTGTAATTAAAGTCGAAATAAGCTCTTATGCCAAACAGAATAACAACCGGTCAAATAGACGAGAGCTCGTTCCTTAAGCTCTTTAACACAAAGCTTTCTGGAAGCTCCACCAATCTCTCAGGTTTTTATACACACGACAATGCATCGGGTTTTGTTCCTCTATCGGGCGCAGTGAACTCTATGACAGGTCATAGTGGAAACATAATGAGTCGAGTTTCTGGGCTGACCTCGAGTGTTTCTGGAGCTTTAGATGTTTCAGGTTTGTTTTTGCGTACTAAGGCTGAGGATGTTTCTGGACATGCAGAGAGTTTTACTACTGGAGCAAGTGGGGCTCTTTCAGGTGAAATTAGTGCGGTGTCTGCTCAGTTTACTGGTACTAGTGGAGAGTTTTTGAAATCCGGTAGTTTACACCACACTGGAAGTGGAGATTTTTCTGTTACTGCTCCGACTGGGGCTCTAGCGTTCTCATCTGGCTATAACGACACTTTCGGATTTTTTGTAGCAACGGGAGATACGACAAGCAAAAGAGGATGGATGAAACTTCCCGGCCACCCAGAAGTCACGGGCATAGTGGCAGCTAGCAGTGGTGATATAAGAAGCAGCTTGCAGGCAACAGGAGCAAACTTAAGCAGTTCAGTAACTAATGTTTTAACAGATAGTTCAACCAAATTTTCCGCTAAAAAATCTTTTGACGCTGGCATAAAAGCGAGCTTGGTAGATTTTAATGGGGTTACCGCTAGGGCAAATGCAAATAAGTCGCTTAGCTTCGACGATGCTAGCGGAGCTCTAGTGACTATGGTTCCCGGATACGGAGCAGACGCCCCTGTCTTTTCTGTAACTGATAAAGCCGGTCTACCGATTGTAGATGTCTATGATGATGATCGCGTAAACATTGGACCCTATGGAACTAACCCGTTCAACATAAGCGGGGAGAAAGTTTGCTTAGCTAATTACAGATCTTACTTTAGTGGCTCAAACGTTCATTTAAGCGGAGACATAACAATTAACGATTTACTAACCGTGAGCGGTTTATCCGGAGGATATGCTATATTTAATAATTTACCTCAACACCCTAATACGGGTGGCTTAGCAGATGGCACGCTATTCACTAGTGGAGGCGATGGCTCCGCGTTACGTGGAAAACATTTAATGGTGGTTTAAAATGACAAAGAAGACAAATAAAGCTCAAACAGAAGTTCAGCCGATGATGACAAGCTTCGCGGCTTCACCGTATACTACTACTAACCAATCAACGAGGTCGCGGAGGAACGTAGGAGGCCAAATAGAGAGGACCAATAGGTTTGAAAATATTGATAACGGTTTAATTCCTTACAAGTATTCAAAGGGAGTAAATAATAAAAGCTCTCTTGATGTTAAAGACGTAGTCATTCTTTGTCAAAAGGCATACTATAATTTTGCTGTATTCAGAAACATCATTGATTTGATGACTGAGTTTTCTTCTACTAATCTTTACTTTACTGGTGGTAGTCAGAAATCAAGAGATTTCTTAGAAGCTTTGTTTAAGAAGATAGATATGCCAAGTTTTCTGGATAGATTTTTCAGGGAGTATTATAGATCGGGAAATGTTTTTGTGCATAGGTTTGATACTAAAATACAACCAGAAGATTTAAAAAGAATTACTCAGACTTATGGCGGCAGCAAAATAACCTCTTTAGCAGAAGAAGGTAAGCTGCCTTCTAGATATGTAATCCTAAACCCCGCTGATATTCAAATGGGAGGCAATATATCTTTCTCCTCTGGCGCATACTATAAGATACTAACTGACTACGAATTAGAGAGGCTCAAGAACCCCAGAACAGAAGAAGACCAGCAAGTCTATGATTCATTGGATTCTGAAACTAAAAAAGCCCTAAAAGGGAGGAACCCGTCCGTGATATCATTGAGCCTTCCTCCAGACAAAGTAACTCCAGTATTTTACAAAAAACAAGACTACGAACCGTTTGCTGTTCCCATGGGTTACCCCGTTCTGGAAGACATAAACTGGAAATCTGAAATGAAGAAGATGGACATGGCTCTTACTCGCACAACTAGTCAGGCTATCTTGCTTATCACAATGGGTTCGGAGTTGAAAGACGGGAGTCTCAATATTAATCAAAGAAGTATTGAAACCATGCAGAAACTTTTTGAGAATCAATCCATAGGTAAGGTTCTCGTCTCTGATTATACGACTCAGGCTAAATTTGTTATTCCAGATATAGCTGGCATCCTCGATCCTAAAAAGTATAACGTAGTGAATCAAGATATACAAATGGGGCTTAATAATATTTTAGTTGGCGAAGATAAGTTTGCTAACACAAGCATTAAGATCCAAGTGTTTATAGAAAGACTCAAGCAAGGTAGAGACGCTTTCATTAATCAGTTTCTCTGCCATGAAGTAAAGAGAATTTGCAAGTCCCTAGGTTTTAAAAATTATCCAAAAGCTAATTTTGAAGAAATAGAACTGAAAGATAAAACTACTTGGAATAGGGTTGTTGCTCAGCTCATTCAGTACGGTGTTCTTACTGCTGAGGAAGGCTTAGAGGCGATTAATTCTGGTAGACTTCCCGAACCAGATGAGTCTATAGATTCTCAAAAGAGATTTAGAGAGCTAAAAGATCAAGGGTTCTATGCTCCCCTTTTAGGTGGAGGTGGAGATAACGAGGAGTCTTCCAGCAAGCCGCAGAAGTCTGCCGGTAGGCCAGACGGAACTCCTTCGCCTCAAACGACAAAGAAGGTGACTCCTATCGGAGAGAATACTAGCGGCTCTCAGAAGTTTAGTATAGAAAAGATAAAACAGAATTTAGCTTTAACAGAGAAGTTAGAAGCTGAAATTCAAGAGCAGCTTAAGCTTAAATACGAGAACAAAAGAGTAACTAATAAAATTAGAAATATTGCATCTCAGGTGTGCAAGATAGTTATGGCCAACGAATCTTCTGATAAATGGTTAGAGAAAGCCGCTGGATATGTTGATAACCCGGTAGATGCAAACTCAGGAGTATTACGAGAAATACAGGCTATAGCCCTAGAGCATCAAGTTGATGAATACTTAGCAAGTCTATTATACGCAAGCAAGGTTTAAAAAAATGAGTGAAAATACAGAAAATATACAAGACGTTAATCAGTACATGGGATCAGATTCTATAGATATCATCGTTCCGGACATCCCACTTCCCCCAGAAGAACCGGAGAAAAAAGAAGAAGTAGAAGATACAATTGATGGAGCCTTTAAGTTCGCTTTCATCGGGGCTGGTCAAGGCGGATCTAGAATAGCGGAGACTTTCCATAAATTGGGTTATAGAAAAATAGGCATCATCAATACAGCCCAGCAGGACTTAAACAGCGTCAATGTAGACAATAAACTTTGCATAGGTTCTGGAGGAGCGGGCAAAGATAAATCTGTAGCTAGAAAATGTTTCTCTGAAAAAAGAGATGACGTTTTAGATTTCATGCGTCGATCTTTTGGTGACGATGTAGATAGGGTGTTTGTTTGTGCTGGCGCTGGAGGAGGTTCTGGAGCAGGAACTTTGGTTCCTTTAGTCGAAACCTGTCAGGAGCTTCACGAAGCTATTGGTGCTGACAGTAAGAAAGTTGGCGTCATCTTAGCTCTGCCAAAATATTCAGAAGGTAGGAAGGTTAATGCTAACGCTCATGAAACACTCAAAGAGGCATGTGATTTAGTAAAGAAGGGCACTGTCTCTCCTTTAATAATCATAGATAACGAAAAAACCAGTAAGATATATTCCAATGTTTCTGTTTCTAATTTTTGGCAGACAGCTAACATGAGTATGGCTGGAGTTTTTCACCTATTTAATATGACAGCTTCGAAAGATAGTTCTTATTCATCTTTTGATTCTAGCGACTATAAGAGTGTCTTGGATTCTGGCATAGTTGTTTTTGGGGCTACCCCAGTTCCGGACTGGAAGGATTCCATTAGTATATCTAGAGCAGTTAGAGGCATAGCTCAAGCAGGGAGTATGTCTGGAGGAATAGATATCACAACAGCTAATACAGCTGGGGCTATTTTAATCGGAGGAAAAGAGGTTCTGGATAACGTACCTCAATCTAATCTTGATCAAGCTTTTGATCAGTTAACTAGAATTTTAAGTTCTGGAAGTGTAGTACATAGGGGCATATATAGCGGAGACAAGGAGAACCTGACTGTCTTTACTATTATTGGCGGTATAGCGACTCCTGAGGAAAAACTTGACGAATTAATGAAACTCGGGGATTTGGATAAGGCCCCCTAAAAAAATATTTCCAAAAATAGAAAAAACAATGTAATTGATTGTATATAATAGGAGAAATTTAAAATGGCAAACAAGGATCATGCATATATCGTAAGTACGAATGGAAGTAAACTTTCACAGTTAACTAGTGGAACTCACGCTGTCGGAGCGCTCGGCGCAGGCAAGATAAAGTTTATAAAACACGGAGCGTCGACCATAAAGAGCGTATCAGAGGTCGACGGAGGTGGAGTAACGGGAATCGTTATTCCGTTACATGGAGCAACAATTGGTTCGATAGAGAACAACGTTACTCTTACTCACGAGCCGAAAAACATCATTGGAGATCCGGCTGTGTCACAATATGCTCTGACTTCCGGAGATTTATTCACAGAGGCTGGTGTCGAGAAAGACGGTGGAGCTCAGAAGTTTGTTAATGCTGTTCTTGATGGTGCATATAGAGCTTATACCTCGGGTGTGGCTCAGGCTAGCGGTTTGAATAGTATGACCGTAACCAGAGGCGACCTTAGTTTGGCTAGTACCGCCGTCAATGATGGAACAGGTATTGTGAATACTTATACCAGATCTTACACAGTGAATTTTAAGTATTATCAATCAGGAACTATTAACGTTTCTGGGGAACTTACCCCAGCTAATCCTGATATTGCTAACGATAATTCTGGTGGTGTCCCGTTCTAATATGACTAAAACATAAGTTTCCCTATTTAAGAACCCCTCATTTTTTGAGGGGTTTTTTTATTTTTTTTATAAGTTTTTTAAAAATAAGTGTATAAACTTTTAGGCAGCTTAATATGTCTTCGTATAAAAAAATGCAAGGGCTAGAATTAGACTACTGTTCTGGAAGCCAATCTGGAATTGAAACCCTTTCTGTCGGTTCAGAAGAAAGGGAGTCAGAGGCTATCGAATTCTCCTCCAAGGTCATAGAGATCCTCGAGGGTAAAACCGAAAAACACAACCTAGAAAACGAGAGACTAGTAACCCTTAATCAACTCAAACATGTTTTTAAGAGAGGGTCCGAGGAAGGGGCACCTGAACCTTGCGTAACAACATCTAAGGCTGTCTGGGCTTTAGCTAGAGTTAATATGTTTTTAAATATGATGAAGGAAGAGGGAGTGAAGCCTACTAAAAATGAAGAAGCTTTAGTAAAAGAAAATCTGAACGAACTCATAATGGAAGACTACAGCTATTCATGCGCGAGCATAGGCTCTTCTCAACTAGACATTTCAGATAACTTTTATCCGAGCGAAGAAGATATACTTAAAGCAGAACACGAAAGCAAGGAGTATAAATTCAATGATTACAATTTCACAAATGTAGAAGATTTATATCTAGAGACAGAAGAAGAGTTAAGGGCAAGTTCGTCTAATTGGCTCGACAATATGATTAATTAATATAATAAAATGAAATTTCCAAACTCAAAAGGGCAAACTCCCGCAAACCAAACAGCCAGCAAAACAGGGTCAGGCGAAGTGATAACAGCTGTAACAGGCGACACTATCGTAATAACTGACATACTCGCTTCTGCTGCAACAACCATAAGCACATTAACGGGGGGAAGCGGAACTGTTCTAGCTTACATGCCCGCTGGTGCAAGCAATTTTACCTCTGGTCTTCCTGTAGCTACTAGTGCAGGCGTTTTTAGCTCAGCCGGAAATGTTACTATAAATTATTATGTCAAGTAAAATGAAATATACTACAATTTTTAGTTCTAATGTAAAGCCTATAGTCTCTGAGGAAAGAGACAAGTATTTAGCCTTGGCTTCCGCTATCGAGGTTGCTCAATTTGTGCCAGAAATAGACACAGAAAAGCAAGTTGATTTATTGCCAATAGCTTTTAATGCTTTTGTTGCTAACAGGGTAAACAGGAATGGTGATGTTGTTGACACAGATACAGCTTTAGCTTTTTATAAAGATTTTAAAAATAAACCTATTAATATCGAACACAATAGAGATAAGGTTATTGGAACTATTTTAACTGCTGGTTTTTCTGAATTCGGAACAGATAAGCCCATAACGGAGGAAGAAGCAAAAGAGCTTGAAGGTCCCTTTAATGTGACATTAGGGGGAGTTATTTGGAGAATCGTAAACGAAAGAGTAGCTGGCCTGATAGAGGATTCAGCTGATCCTAGCAGCGAAGACTATATGAAAATCAGCGCGAGCTGGGAGTTAGGTTTCGCTGACTATAACTTAGTTCTCCTAGATGGAAGCGATAAAAACATCGAAAACGGAACTATTATAGATAGTGAAGTAGAGATTAAAGCCTTAGAAGATAACCTAAAAGCCCTAGGGGGAGAAGGTAAAACTAAGGATGGGAAGTTCGTCTATAGGCAGGTAATCGGAGAGGTCGTGCCACTAGGTATTGGCCTGACAGAAAGCCCTGCTGCAGATGTTAAAGGCATATCTACTACGGATACCGCCGAGAAACTACCAGAAAAAGAAAAGAAAAACAATTTTGCTGAGGTCGATAAAACTTCACAAATACAAGATAATAATGTAATAATCCAAAACGAGGAAAAAATTATGAAAATAGAAAGTATCAAAGACATCACTAACGAGTCATTGAAGGAGCTTTCTGCCTCGGCTGTTTCTGACTATATAGAATCGGAACTCAAGGAAGCATCCGAGAGATTCTCAGCCGAAAAAAGTAAGGTGGAAGCAAGTCTCAAAGATGCACAGGAGAAGATCGAATCTGTCAATGCAGAGCACGATAGAATCAAAGCTGAACTAGAGTCTGTTACAGAGAAGTTGAGCGGCCTTGAAGCTGATGAAGCAAAGAGACAAGCTGAGGAGCTATTTAATCAAAGAATGGCCTCCTTGGACGAATCTTTTGTTTTAGAAGATAACGACCGACAAGTCCTCGCTGAGCAGGTGAAATCTCTTGACGAAGAAGGATGGGAGTCTTTCTCGAAGAGAATGAATGTTTTGCTTAGAGACAAGTCAAGAGAAGTCTTGGCTAAGAAAGAGGAAGAGCAGAAGAGTGCAGAGACAGAGGAGAAACCCGTTGAAGAGTCCAAAGCTTCTGATGACGACGTTGTAGAAAACGCCATCGACAGAGGAGAAGAGGACAGCGAGGTAGTTCCTGCGTCAACTCAGGCTTCTGAAGACTCCACTTATGATAAATACAAAAGCGCTTTTAGCGTAGAACAATTTGATATTAAATATTAATATACAAAAATTAGGAGATAAAAAATTATGGCAACGTTTGTAAAAAACACACAACGGCTGAAGCCTTTCAGGCAACACGCCGAGACGGACGTAGTGAACCTTTTTAGTCTAAAAGATGACGACGGAGATGTCGTAGCCTCTTATGCAGCCCTTAAAGCCGATGGCGGTAAGGTCAATAAGGGTCTATTAGTTTCTGTTAAATCTAATGGCTGGAAGAACACTGACGACACCGTTAATGTTACGGGCATCGGGCTTCCCGGTGCTGCATACGCGAATACGACTTCGTTTCGCTACGGCGCAGCTGCTAATGTGGAGCCTTGTGCTTCGGGTGCATCACCTCTCGGTATGACCATTTGGGACGTCGCAGAAGTCGACGAAAATGGCGAGAAGTTGATCTATCACCCGCGCAAGGCTGCAGAGATGCAGGCTGTGGTAAGCGGTCAGGCAGTTCCTGTCTTGACCAAGGGTATCGTCCTCTATAGTGGAAACCTTACTAGCGGTGGCGCTAATTCGGTTACTGCTGGAGCTAAAGTTTATGCTGATGCATTGCGTCAGGGTGATCTGAGTTCCTCTGCTACTGAGAGCACCGGTGGTGCAGCTCAGACGCAGGTTGGAACAGCCTTAGGTTCTGTGGATGCGAACGGTTTCATTCTTTTGAAGATTGACCTCTAAGATTTAGGAAAGGAGATTTAATAAAATGAGACTTAAATTGAAAAATACCCCAGAACAGGTTGAACTCATCAAATCGATGGGTTCGAAAAATCAGCTTGTTGCACGTGAAGCCTCTGAGGCATTTGCGGCTTTTCTAGGCCCTGTGGTCCAGAAGGTTTTGCAGCAGGCCGCTACGGCAGGTGCTATTTATACCGATGCTCCGTTCAATCAGGACGAGAGCGCAAGCTATCCTCTCGACTTGTACTATAACGAAACCAATGATGGTTACGTTAGCGTATGGTCACAGAATGTTGCTGGTGGTCTTCCGACCTCACAGGACGTCTCTGCGATTCAAGAGTTGAAGATCGCTACTTATCGTTTAGATACAGCTGTTTCGATCACCAAAAAGTACGCAAGACAAGGCAGGCTGGATGTTGTCAGCAAGCTTATCGAGCGTATGGCTCAGGAAGTGCTCCTCAAGCAGGAAAGAAATGCTTGGGCAGTGGCTCTCTTCGCTTTGGCTAAAGCGAGCACAAGTCATGTTACTGCCGCCTCTGTTGGCGTTGATAGTTTGACTACTGGTTCGCATGTTATTCCGGCGTATAACACCGGCGTATTCCAGCTTGCTGACCTCAACAAGTTGATGACTCTCAATAAGAGAATCAATCAATCTTGGGCGGGTGGTACTGCTGATGCCCCTTATAGCTCAGGTATTACTGACTTGTATGTCAGCCCTGAGATCAAGGAGCAGATCCGTGCATTTGCTTATCAGCCAATGAATACAAGACAGTCCGATTCAGGGACAAGCTCTATTCCATTGCCGGATAGCATTCGTACTGATGTGTTTAATCAGGCAGGTATGCAGGAGATCTACGGCGTGAATATCGTTGAACTTAACGAGTTCGGAACTGGACAGAAATACAACACCTTGTTTGATAGTTTTGACGGTGGCAACATTGCTCCTCATGCTAGCACAGCTAACACGGCGATTGCGTTTTCTGGTACTAGCCTTCATGAGATCGCTGTTGGTGTTGATAATAGTAAGGGCGCATTTGTCCGTGCTATTGCTCAGGATGATGCGGCTGCTGGCGCTACCTTCACTACGGTTCCAGATGATCAGTTCACTCAGAGAAATGAGAGAATTGGTTTCTATGGTTCTTTGGAAGAGGGAAGAGTCTGTATCGATGCTCGTGCAATTGTTGGTTTGGCGGTCTAATAGACAAGAAAACTAACTGCAATCTTAACAAAGTCCCCTTTTCGGAGGGGGCTTTTTTTATTCTTTTTTTAAGGCATTTCGTGTAAAAGTACTTATAACGGAGAAAGGATAAGTTATGGCAGTAAAAAGGAAAACAACTTCAAAAAGTAAGAAAAGGTCTAAGGCTAAGGCTACCAAGCCAAAGAGAGAAAAAATGATTCAGACTCACGCGATGGAGGAGAAAGAATCTTTCGAAAAAACGACTTTGGATCAGGTTTGGGGGGACGAAGGGTACTCCAAGTACGGGACTCTAGACGAAGAGGAATACACCTCTTCGATTCGAGGGTTAAATAAAACAGATCTCCACGCTCACGCTGTCAAGATCGGAATTTTACCCGTTGACAATAGGCAGCTCTTAACTTCTAGATTGACAAGGGAGTTCAAGAAGTACGTTCTAGGCTTCAGGAAACCTAAATCTGAGCCTAAGAGAAAAACAAAAGTATCTGACGATATTAAGTCTATTCTAGCTGAAGGCAGGTAAAAGGTGTAATTAGGTCTATATGCCTTCACGTATTGCTACAGGCCAGATAGATCTCGGCAGCTTAAAAGAATTTTTCTTACGGCCAGATGTTGATAGTATATCTGGTAGCAAACTAAACGCTACCGGTTTTTATCCTTATACAGGCAACCCTTCTGAGTTCGCTCATTCAGGTTACGTTCAGAACGTAAGTGGGGATATATCTGGCTGGGTTGAAGATTCTGTTAGCGGAGTAATAAGAGCAGATCTAGAAAAGACAGGTCTTGACTTAAGTGGCTATTCAAACTCATTATATACTGAGCTTAGAACTGACGTACAGGAAGTCAGCGGAGACGTAAGATACGTAAGCGGGGTCCTTTCAACGGTTTCAGCGCTAACAGATGAGCAGCAATCGGATATAGACGAGATAAGTGGTTTCTTAATAGAAACCGGGGAGAAGCTTAGCGTACTAATAACCGGTCACACCGGAGATGGCCTAAGTGGTTACGTGACGGGCGCAATATGGGACGCTAGTGGGATTCTAGACGCTAAGATAACTGCGAAGGATAACAAGCTAAGAAGTCATGTCAGCGAAGACTACTTATCTAAAAGAGAGTCCCCAGCGCAAAGTCCACAGTTTGTTTCTGGCGCAGTTGACTTCGACAAGAAAATAAACCTAAAAAGAGGACTTGAGTTAGAGAGAGTTGGGGACAGGGATGAAGTATCAACTTTCCAAAGTGGAACCAATTTATATACTTATATTAGTGGTAAAGAGATACTTAGTGAACATTATGACGTCATGTCCACATTACTACGTTACCCACAAAGCGGAGATAATGCTCGACAAGACGTAATAGTAAGCACGTTTCAATACAGCGGAGGAATATCATCATAATGTCTGCTAGCAATGGACATATTAGGAAGAAGGTGGACGGTATTAAACTGTACACTAATGAACTCTACTACAAAAGCTACCCGGGGCAACCTACCACTAACTTGCTGCCGACAGCAGAAACGAACTCAGATTTTTCTGTGAGACTAGGTGGCTCAACAAACGGATTTTATAGAATATACAAAGACAAAGATCCTAATTTACAAGGAATGTATAAATCTTTAGCTACGGGTCATATGTCTGAAAATGATGTGGTATATAAGTATAATTTTACTGGACCATCTAATAGATTAATGGGGATGCATACTTTTTCTGCTTCTTCTTCAAGTGGCTCTGGTCCTCATGATTCTCTTAAATTAAGAATTGGCCAAGAATACATTTTCTCATGCGAAGTATTTATCTCCAAGAGACACAGTAGAACGTCAGGTTTAGGCTCAGTAATCTCTATAAAAGCGACAGGTCAAGATGGCAAATATTATGGCTTCTACGACTTTTCTAAAACTGGAACTTGGCAAGTGGTTACGATTCCATTTACTCCAAAGTTAGAGAGCTTAATCGTGGCTACTGCAGGCACTGCGGGCTCCTCTGGGTCTTCTGGTTCCTCTGGGACTGGGACGTCTGGTACTTCGGGAGTAAGCGGAAAAATACAAAGCACGATGCCTCATACTGCTTATTTTTGGGCACACGAAGGAACGACTAATGGAGCATCCGGAAAAGGCGAACGTCTGAGGGGATGGGCCTTATATAAAAACCCGCAGTTAGAGAAAGGCTCGCTCAGGACTCAGTTTACTAGATTTGACAGCCCCAGAGATAACGCAGCCAGTCTAAAAGATATAAGTGGCAACAAGAATTCTTTCAGTGTATATGGGATGTCTTTTTCGGACGAAGCCTTGCCATTATACACAAAAGATAGCTACGCGAATTTAGGTCTTAGCGCTACAAAGTCTGGATCTAGCTCAAGTCTTACGGCTGGATCGTCAAACAAAAAGACTTACGAGTTTTGGTTTAAGGCGTCCTCCTTGAGTGAGGGTATATCTACTTTATTGTATTCAGATAAGTCGGAGGGATCTAGTTTTACGAACAATAGCAATAAATCAAGAAAGCAGCATATATACATAGATAACGGCAAAGTTTATTGTGATTTTTATAATGAGTTTGGTTTTTCTTCTACTGTTTTCACAACTGATTCCGTCATTGAAGATTCTAAAATTACCCATTTGGTTGTTTCTGTTGATATGACAAAGTCTTCTAATAAGGTTAAGTTTTTTATAAATGGAAACATACGGGATTGTAAAGCTGTTTCTAATCTTTTGCCCCCTACTAATATAAGTTTATATTCTTTTCCCAATGTTGGAAGTACGTTAGAGTTCGCCTCGTCTAGATCGACATATCTATTATCTGATGGAGGACTAGAGGTCGAAAAAGCGGTCAATCAAGGAGGTTTCAGTAAGGGCAATACGGTAAATTATAAAGTAAGTGCATATAACGAAAACGGAGAGTCTGCAGCGTCAGGGCTTAAAAAAGTTATTACAAATAAGCAAAATTCTGCTATTTCTGTTTCTTGGTCAAATATTAAAGAGGCTAAAGGTTTTTATGTATACAAATCTTTGAGTAGTATATCTGAATTTAGCGAAGGGTCTTTATTGATAAAAACAATGAACCCTTTCTATGGGGAAGATTCTACCGACTTAATCTCTTTTAAAGACGACAATTCAATAATTTTAAAAGAAGGCTCTCCTAAGTCTATATCGACTTTTTCAAAATACAAAATTAATAATACTGATTTTTTTGACGGTAGCGACCTTAAAGGGTCTATTGGGGATTTTCCTCAACTCGATAAAACAACCACTAACACAAACTTAGAAGGGAAAATATATAAAACTGCGCTATACTCCAAAACTTTCAGTAGGAATGATGCTTTGTATTCTTACATAGAAGGTTCTAGGGATTTTGATCTAGTTAACAACGTCGCCTCTTATGAGTTTTCTGTTTCGGCTGGAGAATCCATAGGAGGATTTGGAGGAGGATATTAAAATGTCAAGTAAAGTAAATTACGGAAAATATAGAGTAAACACAGACGGTTTGGTATTTAGAGTAGACGGTTATAGCTCTAGAAGCTACGACCACAATACGGAATTCTGGAGAGATTTAACTCCCAGCGGTTTTGATGTAAAATTACAAAATACCGGGCTATACGATAGTACAAGTGGCTATTATAAATTCAGAAACCCCGACAGCTCAGAAAATACCCACGGAGCTGTATCTGGGAGTAATTTTACAGGACTCAGGTCTTTAGGTATCTTAAAAGACGAGGAGTCAAGTTTTACGTTAGAAATGTTTTTTGAAATCAAAGACTCTGGTTTAAATTCGCCACCCGATAACGGAGCTGTTTTATTTGGTAACACAAACTCAGCAGTGAATCCTGTTAACCTAAGTGGCTACAACTATGGTTTTGTGTGCATCACGGGCCAAGGGGGAGAAATAAGCGGAATAAACGCTACGATTTCAACTAATAAAGTTGATCTAGGGGTCAACCATCCTTGGACTGGAATGGATGTTGTTTTATCTGACAGGACCTACCCTTCTATTTCTGGAACAGAGTTTAGACATATTGCTATGACATATGACGGGTCGACAAGTAAGATGATAGGTTATTTAGATGGAAAAGTAAAAGGAACAGGTTCCTTTCCAGTCGCAAATACTTCAGGATTTCATACTGGAACAGAAGTTGGGTCTTACCAACAGTTTTACATAGGAGGAAACGCAACCTATGGCTTAAATGTAAACGTAGGGATGGCTTCGGCTTATAATAGGGCATTGTCCAGCGGGGAAGTTTTTGGGAATTGCATGGCTGTTAAGCATAGGTACGGAGATGGCTACTAATTTTTGAAAATTAGGGCTATATTCTTTAAAACCTTTAAATGAATAAGGCCTCTTTCTACAAGGAAGCGTCGCCCCTGTTTAGTGCAAAAAAAATCAGAGGCCAGCTAAAATCTAAAGACGTAGTTCTAAAAATAAACGCTTTTTCGTTTGGGGACATATTATGCGCAACGCCGACACTTCGAAAATTAGCTGAAGCTTACGCTAAAGAGATAATAGTTTGTTCTAATAAACGTGACATTTTTAAACATAATCCTTATGTAAAATTCCACATAGAAAAGAACGACTTCAAAGAAGAGTATTACGACCAATACGAGGTATTCGATAGTTATAATTGCGTAGGATCCCCTGACAAAAACGGCATAGAGTGCAACTATGCTAGATTTGATCTAAGAAGAGTGCATTCCTCAGATATAGGTTTAGATTTATGCCCAGAGGAGATGCACTGCGACTATTATCCGGGGCCAGTAAAGTTCGACGACACTAGCTCTAAATTCATAAAAGAAGAAAAGTATGTTGCTATTCATGTAACAAAAACTTGGCCCAGTAGGACTTGGCCCCAAGAGAAATACGAAAAACTAATCAAATCTTTAAATGAAGCTGGATATCCTGTTGCTTTGGTAGGTGTCGACCTTCCACCTGAGCCCGGACTTTGGGAGTCTGATAGGTCTTGTTATGATTTTACTAAATTAAATTTCAAAGGACTAAGCTTTATGAATAGAACTTCATTAGACGAAGTTCATTATGTGATTAAAAATTCAGAAGTCTTTATAACATTAGATACAGGACTACTTCACCTTGCTGGATGCACGGACACACATATAATAAATATTGGTTCTTCAATACGCCCAAAATTTAGGATTCCGTATAGACATGGTTCACAGGAATACAAAGTTGACTTTGTGGGAGGGGACTGTGAATTGTTTTGCGCTTCTGATCCAAAATACTCTGTTATGGTACACGGAACAGTTAATAGCATACCACCCATGCCTTTCTGCCTTGAAGAAAAACCTACATTCGAGTGCCAACCTAGCTCAGAAAAGGTCATAGATACTGCATTAAGAATTTTAAGGAAATAATATGAACGAAGTTTCTTTTTATGGGGGTTCGCACTTAACCCTAGACAAGAGTAAAAGTGGAGGCCAGTTACAAGCCAAAGACGTAGTCTTAAAGATAAACTCCGGTTCTTTTGGAGATACCCTTAGCGCAACCCCTACGCTCAGGAAGCTGGCGCAGTCTTATGCTAAGGAGATTATCGTGTGTTCTTCTAAGCCTTTTATTTTTGAAAATAATCCGTATGTCAAGTTTCATATCAATGCTGATGATTTCAAAGATACATATTACGAAGAATATGAGGTTTTCAATACTTTCAACTCAATAGGCCAAAACGATAAAACAGGAATAGAGAAAAAATATGGAGCTTTCGACATACGAAAAATACATTGCACCGAAATAGGGTTCGACTTAAGACCAGATGAATTACACTGTGATTATTTTCCGGGTAAGATAGAGTTCGAGAAGGAAGATAGAGAATTTTTAAACACAAAAGACTACGTTGTCATACACATAGGACAAAATTGGCCTAGTCGAACTTGGCCAAAAGACAGTTATGAAAATCTTATAAAAAGGCTTAATGATTTAGGGTATGACGTAGCTTTAGTAGGGTTTGATGTGGGGATAGAACCGGGACAATATAGCCATAACAAATCTTGTTACGACTTTGAGAATTTTAATTTTAATGGGGTTAGTTTTATGAATAGGACAACCTTGGATCAAGATTTTTATATAACAAAAAATGCTCAACTATGCATAACTATGGACACTGGGCAGCTTCACTTAGCAGGTTGTACAGATACTGAAATTTTGTATATAGGAGCCTCAGTAAACCCATTATGGAGAGCCCCCTTCAGGAATGGGTCTCAGGACTACAAGATGACATTTGTAGGGGGGACCTGTACTGCTTTTTGCGCGTCAGACCCGAAGCACTCAGTCATAGAGCATAGGACGATAAACAGCGTACCCCCTTTGCCGTTCTGCTTAGAGAATAGACCTTCTTATGAATGTCAGCCAGAATGGGGCCAAGTTTACAAAGCAGCTCAAGAAATTTTAGCAAAAGAATAATGAAAAGAAAAATATTATATGTACCCATGCATTTATCTACTGGCGGATCTCCCCAGTGGTTATACGAGATGCTTAAAGTGAGCATGCTCGATAATGAAGTATTTGTTGCTGAGTTCAACAATTACGGCAGCTACGATATTCAAAAAGATAAAATAATCGACTTAATAGGTAAGAAGAATCATGAATGTATTGGCCCTTGCTTTTCAGATAATTGGAGAGAAGAGAAAGATAGGTTATGGGGAGTTATAGAAGAGTTTGAGCCTGACGTAATACATTTTAACGAAATACCTGAAAATTTTGAATATAATGGGTTCCCCAAAGAACTGTTAGAAAAAATATACAGCAAGGATAGGAAATATAAAATATTTGAAACTTGCCACGACAATAGTTTTGATTTCAGCCGTAAAATTCATATTCCTGATGCGTACGTTTGTGTGTCGGACTATCACCCAAGAAAAATAAAAGAGACTTTCCCTGATGCTGAATGTCATGTCTGGGATTACGAAATACCCAAGAAAGAAAGACCGAACAGAGAACAGGCTCTTAGGGAACTAGATTTAGATCCGGGAAAATTTCATGTTTTAAACGTTGGGCTTTTTCACGGCAATAAGAACCAAAAGTTTATTTATGATATAGCCGAGCAAATGACTGAAGAAGAAGTTCAGTTTCATTTTATAGGTAATGACTGCTACTTATGTAATTGTGGGATAGAAGATACAGATCTTGTTAATTGTAAAGTGTGGGGAGAGAGGAACGATGTTGATAGGTTTTACTCATGTATGGACTTGTTTTTGTTTCCTTCTCTTAGGGAGCTTAACCCTTTAAGCGTTAAAGAGGCTTTGTCTTGGGACATGCCTGTGTTTATGAATAGGATAGAAAGTTGCGATTTGTATAAAAAATATGAAAATAACCCCGGCGTAACTTTCATTGATGATGTAGATACCAAAAAGTACATAGAAAGTAAACTAAAAGAACCTGTTAAAAAAGACAACTTTAGAATAGCCCTGTACACAAGCTTTTATAATAACGTCAAGTATGTACCGGGGCTGTACAAACAAATACAAGACCAGACTTATCAAGATTGGAAATGGTTTGTTACTGACGATTTTAGTCAAGATGATGCAGTCAGGAAAGCTCTTTTGGATTTAGCTTCCCGTGATAGCAGAGTAATCTTTTGTGAGCAGAAAAGCAAAAAGGAGATGTTTTGGAATGCTCAGCATTTTGTCACAAAGGACTGCGACTACCTAGCCCTAGTCGATGCGGATGACGGAATTTATCCAAAGTCGTTAGAATTTTTAAATCATATGCTTAAGAAAAATCCGGAAGCATTTACCTTTTCAACATGGTTCCATCAGTACCAAGATAATGTTAAAGATGTTAGCAATATAACTAATATAGATTTTAGCTTTCCTCAGGGGGATTGGTATAGTTATATGAATAAGCATGAAGAAGATTTGAAAGCTGGAAAATTTGACTGGGATTATTTAAGGACTTTTAGGTTTTTTGGGGCATTAAGGGGTCATAAAAATATAAAAGGAATTGAAATAGAAATTGACAATCCCGAGAAGACGGTGTCCGAGGATTCAATTAGAATGTCCTTGTTGCAGAAATACGGGCACTATGTTTTATTTCCTCGCCCAATGTACAAAGTCTTGAATCATGGCGGGTCACACGCAACTCCGGGTAATATGGATGAAGAGCAACATAGAGTCTCTAAAAATAATCTATTTAAAGCCATAGAGTCCGGGGAGCAATATCAACATAATAAGATATTACATACTTATTATGATTTTTTTAATGAGCTCTGCGCATTAGCTAGGTCGAATATACATTTTGAAAAAGACAGAAAAAGGCTTTGTCTAATAACAAATAGACCTTTCCCAGACTCTGAAAAAGAAAAGATTCAAGATCTGTATTTTGACCATGACTTTTGCGAAAACGAATTCTCAGATGAGGTGGACTATTTTTTCTTTGACATGAAGAGTTTTAAAGAAAAAGAACTAGTTGAGGTTTTCAATAAGCTTAAAGAGTTAAATAATAAGTTCGAAATAAATGTTTATTGCTTAATGGACTCAGAGAACCAAACTGACTCTAAAAAAGAAGTAGAATTAATAAGGAGGGCTTCCGGGGGGATGCCTTTTTCATACAATATCTTTTGTAAGAATTTAGTTTTTAATTTTAGTCTAGATCAAAGGAGAGATAAAAAGAAAGTTCTTATAGAATTTTGCAGCTCAGCGCTGGGTGATTGCTTGTCTTGGATTCCTTACGTGGAGGAATATAGAAAACAAAACGATTGTGACGTTTATTTATTTACCCACAAAAATGAGCTTTACAGAAACAGTTATCCAAACGTTCATTTTTTAGACAACCTTCAGGAAGCGGAGCATATAGACTTCGATAAGAAGCTTAAGGTTGGCTGGTTTAAGGGTAGCGAGTCGGAAGAAGATACCCCACTTTGGGTAAAACAAAACGAACAACAAAGAGCAGGCTCTTACTACCTTGGCCTAAAACATAAGGAACTAAAACCTAAAGTAGACGTATTAAATAAAGAAAGAGCAATAGAAGGTAAGTACGTTTGCATAGGGGTTCAGTCAACCTCCCAATGTAAATACTGGAATAACCCTACTGGCTGGGATCAGGTAATTGAATATTTAAACTCAAAAGGGTATAAAGTTGTTTGCATAGATCAGCATCCTTCTTTCGGTAACGGCGACCATAGGAACCACGTGCCTAAAGGAGCAATAGATAAAACAGGAGACTACTCTTTACATGAAAGAATAACTGATTTATATAATTGTGAGTTTTTTATAGGTTTGGGCTCAGGGTTGTCTTGGCTAGCTTGGGGCTTAGGGAAAGACGTAGTTTTAATCAGCGGTTTCAGCAACGAGAACACAGAATTTTATACTCCCTACAGGGTAATCAATAAAGATGTCTGTAACTCATGCTGGAATAGATCCGAGCTCGATGGATCTAATTGGCTTTGGTGCCCAGATCACGAAGGAACAGAAAGGCATTTCGAATGCTCGAAGCATATAACTTTTGAAATGGTCAAAAGGCAAATTAACAAAATAGAAAATAGAGCCTTAGTTGAGAAGCTATACAGGAAGGAGGACAACATGGATTGGCGACATGTTTTAAGGGAAGTTTGGGATGAAGATATATATCAAAAATTCTTCAAAGTTGAAGATGGTGACTATGTTGTTGATCTTGGTTGCTCGAGAGGTGTTTTTTATTTTAAAAATAGGCATAAAAATATAAAATATTTAGGGGTAGAGGCGTTTAGCGATAATATAGATTTGTTTTACTCAACTTTACCAGAAGAAAGAGATGTTACGAAACTCCATAACTATTTCCTCCAAGAAGGAAAGGAAAGCTCGCTGCCGGGTGTGTTTTCTGTTGAGAATGAGAAAAAGGTTATCATTAAAGAAATGTGCTTCTCTAGTCTAAAGGATGTACATATTAAAACAGCTAATTTCGAAGATATACTGCGCCTTGTCAAAGAAGAGGACAAAGACAGGAAAATAGATTTTTTAAAATTTGACGCAGAGGATTACGAGATAGATCTTTTTGATAAACATTATGAAACTATTTTATCAAATGTAAGAAAATTCTCCGGAGAAGTTCATTGCTTAAAATCCAGCAAAGCCCAACTCAAAAATTCCAAAGCTATAAAACTTATTGTTAAACTGAAATCAGACGATAGAGTAAATTTAAAAATTACAGATGTATTGGGGTTCGATATAACAGATGAGTTCTGGGCGGGAGCTAAAGACGATCACCATGATTACTATAAAGAAGTGTTAATACACGGAGAGATTTTATGAAAGTAGAAATATCAGATGGAGAAATATTAGATAAGTTGTCTATATTAGAAATTAAGCTTAACAATATTACAGACGAATCGAAATTAGTCAATATTCAAAAAGAGCACGACACGATTAAGCGAACCGTTGGAGAGCCAGCTTGGTACAGGCATGTATTTAGAGAATACGGTTTTTACGAGCAGTTGAAAGAAATAAATGAAGAGTTATGGGAGATAGAGGACGCAATAAGACTAAAAGAGAAGAGTCAAGAGTTTGATGCTGTCTTTATACAGTTAGCCCGCCAAGTCTATCAAACAAACGATAAAAGAGCCGAAATTAAAAAAGAAATCAACATACACACAGGCTCAGAGTTATTAGAAGAAAAATCTTATGAAGATTATAGCTAATAATGTGTAATTTAAGTAGTATATGGCGGTCAAAAGGTACGTTGGAGATAAGCTTGTAGGCTTAGATAGCGAAAAAGAGGGTGTTTTACACACTGTATCTGACGGCGCAAATTTTTATGCAACTGACGATCCCTACAATGTATACATAAAAGAGAACGAAGCTTGGCAGCAGATTAGTGGCGGTGGAGGTGGTGGGGGCACTTCAGGCAGTTCGGGTACTACAGGTACTTCAGGTACTTCAGGTAGCTCAGGTACTTCAGGTAGCGCAGGTATTTCGGGTACTTCAGGTAGCTCTGGTGCTTCTCAGGACAGTAGTACTTCAGGTACCTCGGGTAGTTCAGGTAC